GCGCTGCGCACCGGCAACGGTTTGTCGTCGGGCCGTTCGATGCGGGTGGGCGGGTTGCCTTTCCCGCCGGCCCGCTGCCAGTTGCCGCCCTGGGTGGCTTGCAGGATAAGGGCGAGAAAGTCGTGTTCGGCGGTCCACCACCACGAGTTCGGATGCCTTGCCCGGAATAATGCGCTGTCCGCGGTTTGCGGCAGCCAGCGCAGAAAGTTGGCGAATTCGGGCCAGCTTAGGCGGCGTCCGAGGTCGCGTCGCCGCCATCCCCGGCAGTTGAGGTCGTATTCGACGGCGCCTCCGACATCGTCGTCATCGAGGATTGCGCGGAGGCGAGAAATTCCCCCAAGGGAATATTCGACTGTTCGATCCAATGGGTTCGGATCGCGGTCAGCTGCCCCATCACCAGCGACTCGCACACCTTGTGATCGCGGGCCGGGACAAACGGTTTCAACATCACCAGGGTGGCCAGCCGGGCGCGCTGCCGTTCGGTCAGATCCGTGTCCTTGTCGAGTTTTTCCAGCTCGATCGTCATGGCGTCGTAGTCGGGTTCTTCGATGTAGTCGAACCGCGGCACCGCCAGCACCAACACCTTTCCGCCCTTCAAAGGGACGGGGATGGTGATGGTGATCCGCGGGTCGTCGGATGCGGGAATATCCAAGATGCAAGCCTTTCGCAATGGTCCGGGGTGGGGGCGGCGGCCGCTGTCGGGTGTTAGCGGGCCGTGCCCAACGCCCCCACCCCAGAGGTATCGGGGTTAGGTGCCGGCCATCACATCAGGCTCATCGATCAACTCACTCACCGCATCCGTGTTCGCATCCGGCTTGTAGCACTGGATCGTCATGGTGTATTTGACGAGGTCTTTGTTGACATGCACGACGTCGTCGACGGTGATGATCTGGCCTTCCTCGATGAGAATCAGCCGGGTTTTGACACCTTCGATGACGCGGGCGAGGAACGCAGAGCGTTGCAGCGGCAGGCTCGAGTGGGTGACAGTGACTTGCCGATGCCCGGTCGTGGTGCTGACAGTGACGTTGCCGGCGCCGAACACTGATGCGAGAACAATCGGATTCGTCTCGAAACACGTAACTTTCAGGGTTTCGGTGTATTTGTTTTGGGTGGTTTTCACGATGTCGCCGCCGAATGCCTGGTGGTCGGTGGTGTCACGTTTCAGGCCGTTCGCGAGGCCGTCGTCGCCCATCCAGCCGTGATCCTGCCACGCGACGGGCAGCGCATCCCAGGGCGCCGCGGTCATGTCCGGCAGCGGTGTACCCAATACTGCGCGGAAGAACACCGCCCCGTCGGCATCTCTGGTGGATGCCCAGATCAGTTTGCTATCAGCCATTTTCGTTTATCCTTCCAGATTTTTTTGGGGTGACGGTATTCAGTTGGGGGATATGAGTAGGTCGCCTTGGAATTGCCAGCGGCGATGGTCGGGGACTTTCGGATCCGGTAGTTGTACGGGCCCGTCTTCGTTGCCCCAGCCACGAAGGAACACGCCGTTGGTGGTGGTGACGCCTTCGGTGTTGCGTAGCGCTGTGAGGCAGTCGCCGGTCAATGCCTCACAGGCGGCATCCGAGTCGGCGTAGCACTCAACGAGAAGTCGCGCGATATCGGTAACTGGCACGATCTGCGAGCCGCCAGCGCGGGTGAGCCGCACAAACAGCCGTGGCCAAATCCTTGGATCCACAGTCGCCACACCAACATCCGGGTCTAGCGCGGCCCGCAGCACCGCAATCGCCGTCTTGAGCGCCGGCTTCGGAACGGGATATTTCACGGCAACAACTTCGCCAGCGTTTGATTCACCGCATTGGAGTGCATCGCCTTACCGGTCGCGGTGTAGACGTTCGCGATGTATTTGGTGCCCGCCACCATATGCAGCCCGAGGAGATACCCGGCGCTGCCGCCCGCTTTGCCGCTGGTCAGCGTGCTATTGGCCTTGAACAGATACCGCGAGCCCAACTGCTGCACCAGTTTCATTGATGCCCCCGAGTTGCGGCATTGCCGCAACGCGCCGGGCACCCACACAAGCGTGACGGTGCCGCTGATGCCGGTTGGTGTGGGTGCCATCAGGATTCGGTTTCCTCCTCCTCGACTGTCACTTCGATCCATTGGCCGGTAGCGCAGATATACAACAGGTCATCGCCGTCGTGACCAGACCAGATTTCTAGGTTGTTGTGTTCATCGGTGGACACCCTTGTTGCCCTCGGGTAGGGGACTTCCCTGTCGGCGTAGCGAACGGTGACGGTCACGAACCCGCACCGCCAGCCTGAACGCGGCTGACACTGGCACCGGTCCCGGCCGGCAACGTGTAGTTGTCGACGCTCATCAAAGACAGCGCAAACCCGGCCAGTGCGCCCACAAACTCCACATCAAACTCGTTGGCTCCCGGCGGGTTTTGGGTCACAACCACATTCCCGAAACCGACGGTGGACAACGCACCCAACGCGCCCTGAATAGCCGAAGCGGTCGAGTTGTAGAGGAGCGGCGTCGTAAACGCTAGCGAGAACTCGATAATGAACGCACCGGAAGCCGGAGCGCCAGTGACGCTGATGTGCTGAATCTCATTGGTGCCGCTACCCTGCACCGGGATCGTGCCGCCCCCACCCATACTCGTCAGATCCGTCCCCGCGAACGGATCAAACGAATCACTGATATCCGTCGACACATCCGTACCGATGATCTCGGAGAACATCTCCAACTGGTACAGACCGCCGGAGCGGAACAGGTCGAGGCGTTCCTGCTGCGACGCGTTCAGCCACGGACCCACCGATGACGGCCCCACCTGATAGGCGAAACCGCTAAGTGTGTAGGCGTTGTCGGTGGGGTCCGGTGGCGTCTGCGGCCGGTTGAGCACATTCGCCACAACTTCGGCGGTGACTCGCAGAATCATGTTGGGTATCGGGTTGGGCACTTGCCCGTTGAGGTAGCCCGCCACCAAATCTGATGCGGTCAGCAGCAGAAATGTGAGGTCGATCGCCGGATCAACCGGCCGCCCCAACGCGTTCTGGACGTCGCTGGCTGCGGCGTAAGGCGGCGTCGGTGCTGTTGCTGATGTCATCAGCTACCCGATGGAACCACCGCGGCCACGGGGCTGGCGTTCGCGTTGCGGCGTGTCGCCGAAATACCCAGCACCCATGCATATCTCGCCTTCATTCGAACGGCGATCATGTCGCGCTCGGCGAGGTTGGTGGTGCCGATGGTGGCCTGATCCAAAATCTTGACCTGAATGTCCTGGCGCACACCGATCCGCATCCGCCGCGAGTCGGCGACGAACAGCACCGCGTTCGCCGGGTTCCACGCCGCGTTACGGCACAACACCGTGTTATAGCCGGCGAACTGCTCATTGCGGAAGATCGGCTGACCCATGCTGTCGCGGATCTGCTCGACGTCGTAACGGAACGTCAACGGCGCGATGATCGTATCCGGGATCAAACCCACGTTCGCCAACTCCCGTGACGCAGTGTTCACCGCGCCGACGATGTCTTTAGCGCCCGCCGCCACCGCCGGCGTGTTACCAGGGGTGGTTTGCGTGGCCGCCGTCGACGCGGTGAACAAATCCGCCGACACCCACGACGCGGGCTTATTGACACCGAACAACACAGCCAAATCCAGGATTTCGCCGATGGCCTCACCACCGCGCATAGTGATTTCGGTGATCAAATCCACGCTCGCGTCCTCCAACACGTTCTCGTGGATGGGGATGATCACGGCGATTTCCTCGGCGACTAGGGTGCGGTCAACCCAACCCACGGTGCTGGTCGGTTTGGCGCCCGTCGTGTCGGGCGGCTCATTCTCTGTCACCCACCCGGCTACCGGCAGTGTGGCCAGCACCGGTAGGTGGGTCAGTTTCGTTCCCATGTTTACGGTCGGGAATGCTTGCAGCGCACAGGAAGTCGTCACAGCCGCGTCCAACAGGACATGCGAGTATGCCTCTTGGATGAGGGTGGCGAGTTGCGCGCGGGTAATGTCAGCCATGACGGCTCACTGTTCCTTCCAAATATCAGGTTGATGAATAGTATTGGCGCATCGCCGCGGCGGCCCGTTCCTTCGGATCCAGACGGTTGTCTGTGTTGCTGGCGCCTGAACTACCAACAGGTTTCGGTGTTCTAGTTTGGGTTTTGGCCCGTTCGTTGATGAACGCCAACAGGTCGTCGGCTGACTGCTCCAGTTCTTCGCGGGTTGTGCCCGTGATGCGTTCTGCGGGAACACCTTTCGCCGAGGCTACGTTGTAGCGTAGTTCGGCGGTTTCGCGTTGTTGGAGTTGGCTTTCCAGTTCCCGGATCCGCTGTGTTTGTTTCTCGGATTCGGTGAGGTTGGCTTGCTCAAGCTCGGCGAGGCGTCTCGCTTTTGGTTGCAGTTCAGCGATGGCTGCTTTGTCTTTTTTGCGTGCCGCCGCGATGATCTTGTCTAACTGTTCTTTAGATGTGACAGCTTCGAAATCCGTTGTGGTGGACGGTGTTTCGAGTGCGTCGTCGCGGTCGGGTTCTGGTTGGGTCATGGTTTGCTTCCGTAGTTTTAGCCTGCGCCGTCGAGCAGTAGCCGTGATTGTTTAGCCTGCCCCGTCGAGCAGTGACCACCCTTGTTTTCCGCCGGGTGTGGGCGTCAGTTTTG